CACTTGTAGCACTTGAATCATACTCAGTTCCATGTGGTTTACCAAATATAGATGAGTCTGCCCAAGTAGATCTTGCAAGTGAACTTATAGTCCATATAGGCCGCTCGCTGCTCGAATCCATATAATTGTATGTAACTGATCTAGAATTAGCTGTAGCTCCACTACCTGGATAAAACCAAGTCACTTCACCAAATAAATTATTTAGTCCTGCATAAATATGTTGTCTAGGTACATCTGCTAGACCATCATAAACATAGTCTTCAACTAAACATGGTAAAGATTGTAATTGTCCAGTGTATCTAAAGAAACCATTTTCTGACATCCAGTATGCAGATCCATCAACCTCAACGGCTGCATTTTGTCCAATTAATCCACAGTTAGTTCCAACTTGTTGAAACGAGAAAGTAAATGGTGGACCAAC